CCCCTCCCACCCGTAGGTGAGAGGGGCGCTTCCCCTTAGTCGTCAGCGAGGTCACCGATTGGCTCTTCCCCCGGGCCACGCGGCAACTCCGAAAGGAGTGCCCCACGGTCCAAGGCAATCGCCCGCGTGCGGCGTGCGACGCACTCCCATTGGGCCGCTTCCCGCCGCGCGATCTGCACTTCCGTCTCCCTGCCCTGCCGGGCGTGCCAGAGCGCGCGCACAGCGGCGGCGATCTGCCCGAGGAGCGCGGAAGCGAAACCACTGGTGACGACGACGCCTATCAGCTCGACGGCTCGCATCGGGTGTCCTCCCTTTCCATGGCGCGGGCGGCGGCGTCAGCCTCGATGACCTTCGCCGCGGTCGCGCTGGTCTCGGCCTGCCGGAGCGCGGTGTCAGGTTCGCAGCCCGGCTGCCACGCGTGACCCCAGGTGCGGGCGATCCGCTGGCCGATCATGAGGAGGAGGGCGAGGACGATGCAGAACGGCCAGCCGGGCCAGTGATCCGATGTGAGGGCGCGTGCGGCGTCCTCGACGGCGACGACGACGAGCCCGAGGGCGACGAGGGCCGCCGACGGGCCTTCAACTCCCCACCATCCCCGCCACGCCGACGGCGCGCCGATAGCGCACCCGGATAGGGCGGTGAGGCATCCCACGGTCACGTCCCACGGCTGGATACGCGGGGCGCCCAGGATGAGGGCGACGGCTACGGCAATGAGCGTGTAGGTCGCCGCCATCATCGCTGAGATGGCCCGCGGTTCGTGGAGCGTTGACCAGAGTCGGCGGCCCAGGCGCATCACGGGGCCTCGTGACGCGGCGTGTAGTGGTCCCTGGTCTCACCACCGGGGGTGATGATTCCAGCCCATCCCAGGACGTTCACGCCGCCGATCTTGACGTGTGAGAGGACCTGATAGGCAGCCCACGCGAAGCCCAAGAACTTCGCGGTCTGCCCGGCCAGGAGCTCGGCCCGGAGCGGGTAGGCGCTGAGCGCCCAGGTGCCCGCGGTGAGGACGACGGCGGCGGCGACGACGAGGGCGACGCGGCGTCGCTTTGTCCACCACGGCCGGTCCAGGGCGGCCTGCACGAGGGGCCACAGGGTGCCCAGGATGACGGTTGTGACGAACGGGTCACCAACCAATGCCTTCATGTGTGTTCCTTCCTAGATGGGTGGTCACCAAAGGTGGCCGGAGTTGGCGTGGCTGTTGTTGAGGGCCCGCTGGAGCGCCCGGATGGTGGCCTCCCCGGCCTCGCCGTCGATCCAGTCCCCGAAGTCCCAGTCGGAGGGCACGTACTCGGGGTGCCAGGCCATCACGAGGTACTGGAACGTCCGCCAGGTGGCCGGGCCTGCGATCCCGTCGACGTCGAGCGCGGGCGCGCCGTTCAGCTGCTGCTGAGCGCCCTCCCCGACCACAGCGTTCAGGAACGCCTGGAACCGCTCGACGGCCGGTGAGCCGTCGTCGTCGAGCTCGCCGTCAATCGGGGTGCCCATCACCTGCTGGAAGCGGGCGATGGTGGCGGGCCCCATCTCGCCGTCCTCGTCGAGGCGCTGCTGCCCGTCGACGGCGGTCGGTGCTGGCGAGGCGGGGGCGCTCACGGTGACGTGGCCGCCGCCGATCATCGCGTCCCAGGCTGCCCGGTCGCGCAGGCGGTCCAGGTCGAGGTGGCTGCTGTAGCCGGGCAAATAGCCGTCCTCCGTGTACTGGTGAACCAGTGCCCCGCCGCCCCAGTAGGGGACGTTCGGCGTGGGCGGGTCACTGTAGGAGCGGCCATAGTCCGAGTAGTCCGGGCCGCCGGCCACCCACAGCGGGAAGCGCGCGGCCACGGCCGACCAGTCGAAGGAGCTCAGCACGTTCTGGTAGGTGTAGAAGCCCGGCGTGGAGCCGGTCTCGGCGGCCACCTGGTTCAGGAACGCCAGCGCGGGGCCGGGACCAAGCCCAACGGCGTCGGCCTCCCAGTCCAGCCAGAAAGTCGCCCTGCCCGCGTAGCCCTTGGCGCGGTCGAGGAAGAACCGGGCCTGCTCGCCCGCGTCCTCGTCGTTCGCGAAGTGGTAGAGGCCCAGCCGCTTGTTTGCTGCCAGCGTCGCCTCCGCCTGGGCACGCCAGAACGGATTCTCGTAGCCGGTGCCCTCCGTGACCTTGACGATCACGAAATCCGCCCAGATGGCGGCGATATTGAGCCCGCCCTGGTGAGACGAGATGTCGATGCCGTGGGCGTGCGACGGGGCGGCTGGGGCTGGCACCGTGGCCGGCTTCCCGTCCGCGAACTCCGGCCACTGCTGGAAGAACAGGGCCTCATCGAATCGGTGGCAGGACGTCCACGCGCCACGCTGAGTGAGCGGGTGAGCGCTGTAGCGCTTGAGGCGCGTCTCCTCCCCAGTCTGGTCGCCCGGCTCGCCGTCGATGTCGCCGGTCTCCGAAATCCACGACTCCGAGATGAGCGGGTCCGCGGCGTCCTCGAGGGCGATGACGACGTGCCCTGTACCGCCCTCATTGCCGGCGGACAGGATGATGTCACCCGCCTGGAATCCGCCATCGGGGCACAGGTTCTCATCCGGCCACGTGCGCTCACGGAAGCCGCGCGCTTCCATGCCGGCACGCATGTTGCCGGTCCAGAAATCATTGATTTCGAGGAGCGCCTGGTGTCCCCATGGGACGCCGTAGGTGTCGTGCAGGCCGTAGTCGATTGCGCCGCAGGCCAGGGACGAGCAGTCGGCGTCCTGGGCGCTGGGGACGTGGCCCGCCCAGTCGGCGGCCGCGAACCAGGTGCGGCGGCGGGGCTGACTGTAGCCGACGTTCTCGTTCTCGCTGACCTGCCGTGCGATCCGCGCGGTAACGCTGCCGACGCTCACAGGACACCCCCCTGCTGGACCTCCCAGCCATTGATGAAGGTCAGCGGCCCGGCCTTGAACGGATTCAGCCAGGCGCGCGCCACATTCTTGTAAATCTTGCCGTCGACGGAAAGCAGCTCACCGGGGCCGATCATCGCGTCAGGCTGGAGGGCCTTGATATTCTTCGCCTCCTTGGAGGCGTACTCGATATAGGTGTCGATCTTCTTGTCAACCTCGCCCTTGCAGTCGCTGAGGAATGAGCGCTTGTCAAGCTCGGCGTTGACGCGGCGGGCGAGGTCATAGAAATCTCCGTCGCCCATAACGTTCAGCCCGACCACTGACGTGTCCAGGTATGTTCCGGCCATCTTATGCCATGCTCCTTGGTGTTGCGATAGCGCCCAGCGCGCTATACTCCTTGTTGTTCACATATGAGAATGTGCCCCCGGTGCCGTATGCGCCAGAGAATCCGGCGCGCAGTTTCGGGTCCTGCCCCGCAGGGACTACGCACATTCCGACCACGGTCACTGTCGCGCCCGTGGCGTCATTGGGGAAACGCGCCCTGAAAGAGCGCCCCAGGATTCGCAGGTCGGCGTCAACGTCACCATTGGATACGCGACCCCAAATGGTGAAATACGCCTGCACTATCCGGTCATACGGACTCACTCCGAGGTCAGCGGTAACGGCGTCCGAGTACTGGCCGTTCTTCAACGTCAGCGCATTGTTTAGCTGCACGGGCGTCTCGACGGTCTGAACCTCGTTGACGGGCCGGAGCACCCACCGGTCGCCGTTCTTGGTCCCGTCGGCGCGGTAGAGCACGCCTGAGACGTCGAGGTAGGCGGGGTGCGCGGCCGTCGGGGGATGCCCGGCCGCCTGCGCTCTCGACAGAATCTCCCGGCCCGCAGCCACCGACTGAGCAGGGAAGATGACCCCCGCCGCATCGAAGGCGCTGGACCACGCTGAGAGCAGGTCATCGCCCGCCGCGGGGACTGGAATCCCCTTCCAGTGATTCACCGGCATTCCAATTCACCTTTCACTTGGTGTAGGAGACTTCGATAACCAGGTCATGCGACCAGTAGCCGTAGGAGGCATTTCCAACTCCCTCAAAGGAAATACCGCGATAGGTGCCGTCCTTGAATCCGGGCCACAGATTCCGGGGAATGCTCACCCACCGGCCTTCACCGCGGCCCCAGCCGCCGGCCTCATACCAGCGCCAACTGCCATTAGAGTTGAAAGACCCGGGTGCGGAACGGTGCCCGTGCACACCGATAGAGGCGACGCCGGTCTGCCCGTACCAGTGTTTAGCGTAGGCGTACACCTTCATGCCGGTTATCGTCGCGCCCCTGAGGTCGCCGGTCATATCCGGGAAACCAATCAGAGAGTGATAGTTCCAGTTCGCGTAACGCCCCTGCGGCATATTGTCAGGCCACGCCGAATCCGGGCTACCGTTGGAATACGCCTTCCACCAATTCGACCGGTACTGCTTCGTGTAGTTCTTCTTGGGTGCGGGCTGCGCCTTCGGCACAGGACGCCCCAGAGACACCGACTTGTTGATCTGCAAGGTCGGCTCCACGGCCGCTCCCAGGTCGCGCACGAGCGCATACGGCTGGGGGAGACTCTTGTCCTCAACCGTCAGCGTCACGGCGGCGTCGCCATATGCGGAGGCGGCCAGGAACAGCAACCGATACGTGCCCGAGGCCGGCGGCTCCCACAGCTGGAAGGTCGCCCGGCCGGTCTGAATCTGGCGCAGGTTCTCTGACACCATTCTGTAGCGGTGCTCGACCTGGCTCCCGCCGTCGACCGGCGCATACCTGAGCCAGAGCTCGAGCATGGCGTTCGCCTTGCTCGCAAACCATGGGATGACCGACTCCACCTGGTACAGGCGCCCGGCCTCGACGTCGACCACGAACTCGAAGAGCGAATCAACGTGACTGACGACATGTCTGGTGTCGTTTCCCCACGGCCAGACGGACCCGTGGGCGATCACGCCCCGGGGCAGGGCGGCCAGCGTGTCGGCGAGGTCTGTCCCACGCCAGGTGATCCGGTCGGCCACGGAGAGGGACTGCGCGGACACGAGCCCGTCGCCGGTGATGGTCGCCTTGGCGAGCCCGTCGGTGCCGGTGATGGAGAGGAAGTCCTGCCCGGCCGTGCCGAGCGTGACGACCTCCGTGGGCTGATTCCCGACGGCCTTCACCACGTGCAGGCCCGTGTGATCCAGGATCGCCGCGTCCCCCGAGGGGTCACCGGCGACGATCCGCGTGGACAGGCGGATGGTGTCAGCCAACAACTCACCCGTGATCTTCGCGGAGCCCGCCTGGAGCATCTGCGTCGTCACCTTGGCGAAGGTCGCCACCTTCGCCCACAGCTCCTCCGAGGCGGTGACCTTGCTCGCGTTGACCGCGCCGTCGGCGATCTCCACGCTCCCGACGCTGCCGGGCACTAGGACGCGGCCGGCAACCAGCAGGTAGTCCTGCCAAGCCTTCGCGGCGGCCGACCATACCTTGATGCCGGTGGCCTGCCGGTTGGCGTCGGTCGCCACCCACAGGTCGCCGTCGGCGGGCTTGGCCGGGGCTGTCTGAGAGACGGTCACGCGGCTGTTCGCGCGCTTCAGGGCGGCCGCCGCCTGCTTGCCCGACGCTGTCGCGGCCCCCTTCGCGGCCTTGACCTCCTCGGACAGTTGCTTCTGGGCGGCGTCGAGCTCGGCCTTGGCGGCGTCGAGCTCGGCCTTGGTTCCGGCCGCCTCGAGGGCGATCCGGCCCGTCACCCCGGTTGGGCGCGCCTGGCCCCCCTCGGGGATGGTGGCCGGTGAGACGACCTGGTAGACGCGGCCGGTGCCGTCCTGGAGGCAGACGCATTCAGCGCCGATGGCGGTCACGCCGCCGTCGGCCGGGGCGACGACCTCACTCACCGGGTCGTCGGCCGGCAGCTCGACGCGCACCATGCCGCCGTCGAGGACGTCGAGGACGCGGCCGGTGGCCCAGGTCCCCGCCTGCGAGCCGGAGCCGTAGGACGCCAGCTGGTTCGCGGCGGCCGCCCTTGGGGACGGCCTGCGGTCGATCCACAGATTCGGCTTCACCATGCGAGCTCCTCGACGTCGACGCGCATCTGCGCTCCTGGCTTGTCCACCGGCAGGGAGTAGGCGATGACCTTGCCGACGATGATTTCCCCGTCGTCGGTGTGGACGGCGATCACGTCGCCGGCCTCCAGGCGGGGGTCAGCGGCGATCTCCACCGACCGCTTGGAGGCGGCCTCTAGGGCGTGCTGCATGTAGGTGTTGGCGGCCTTCTGAACCGCGTCGGCCGAGGCTGCGACGTTGAACTCCCGCCGGTCCGTGACCCACCCGTAGAGGTGCGGCTCGTAGGGCCAGGAGGTCGCTGTCGCGGTCCCGGTCCATTTGATGACGGGCTTGTGCTCGTCCTCCTGCTGTGGGGAGCCGACGACGGTCCAACGGTTCGGGCGACGCTCCACGCTCTTGCGGGGCGCGCCCACGAGCAGGTCACGGCCCGTGTACCGGGCGACCGGGCTGCCGGCGTCGGTCTGTGCCCACAGGTGCAGGCAACCGTCTGACTGAACCGCCCAGTTGAGGCCGCGGGCCTGGCACAGGTCCCGGATCGACTCGGACCGGGAGTGGCCCCATTGGGTGTTGCCGTGCACCCGAGGGTTGGGGGTGCCTGGGTCCAGGACCACTGGGAGGGTGCCGGCGAGGCGCTGCGCCTCGGACAGGACCGTCGCCCCGTGAGGTGGGGACGAGGGCCAGGGCATCGGGTCCTGCTCGAGGAGCTGCATTAGGTCGAGGGCCTCGACCTTGATCGTCCCGTTGTCCTGTTCGTCCCAGGACTGGTGCTGCCACCATCCGAGGTCGACCTCGTCTCGGCCTTCCACAGTGTCGAGCAGGGCCACAACGTGGCTGCGCTGCCCGTAGTTGTTGAGGGCGTCCCCGGGCGACTCGGGCACCCACCCCGCCGGGCAGGTGTAGGTGAGTTTCCCGGGGACGACACGGTCGGACGCCCAGTCGATCTGCACGTCCTCGCAGGGCACGTCGACGGCGAGGACTCGGCCGCCCAGGTGGACGTCGATCCTGGCTCCGACGGAGACGGGGCCGGCCAGGGCCTCAGTAGACGGGCCGGGCCTCATGGCATCCCCTGCACACGCTGAGCGACCTCGAGGGCCGACCAGGCCCGCCATCCCTTCTCCTTGGGGTGGGCGGCACCCCACGCCTGCCACTCACCCCAGGTCGTCACCGGGGCGGCCCCGTGCCCGACCGTGCCGGGCCGCGGCTTGTGCTCGGTCCATTTGATGGTGACCTCGATGAGCTCGCCCGTGACCCGCTTCCGGGCTACGCCGTTGACGATGACCGTCCTCGGGGGGACGCCCGGGACCGGCATCGTCGGTATCAGCATGATCGGGGCGTGCGCGGTCAGCGTCTCCCACAGGGTGGGCTCCGCCTCGGGGGTGCAGGTGACGACACCGGTGCCGGTGACCGGCTCGTCGCGGATGGCCCACCGGGTGACCCCGCCGATACGCGCCGCCGTCGAGTCCCAGTCCAGCGGGTCGCCGTTGTGCTCGTAAGCCAGGCCCGGGGCGGAACGCCCGTCAGCCCCGGCCACGAGCACCCCATACCAGTCCCCGACGGGGCGGGTGAGGATGGCCCGCCCCGTGGAGCCCTCATAGACCGTGGGGACCCCGGGGACGGCGAGCGCATCCGCGATGAGATGCTGGCCCGGGCCGACGACGGCGAGCACGCGATCATCGGCGGTGATCTTGGCCGGCCCGTCCACCAGCAGAGACGGCAGGCCGCTGGCCTTCCCGATCCATGACTTGATCGCCACTGGCCCCTCCTTAGTCGTAGTGAGATGCCTCGACGGCGACGCGCTCGGCTTCCACCTTCATGCGGCCGATGAGCCGGTCATCGACATCACGGATCACCAAGGCGTCCGGGGTGTGGTTCTCGCGGGCTAGGAGCTGGTCGATCTTGGACCACTGGCTGCCCGTGAAAATGGCCTCCGGCTGCCGGGTCTGGTTGGTGATGACCTGGGTGCCCGGCTGGAGCCAACCGCCGTCGTCGTACTTGAAGATGCCGGCGCTCGGGCTCCCGTAGATGGGGACCTCACGAACCGGAACATTGAAGGTCGGGGCCTCAACCATCATGCCGTTACCGGAGGCGACGGCGACGTGGTGGGCGCCCCCACCGCCAACGGACCCGCCCCAGAACAGGAGCGTTCCGGGCACGTTGGGGTTGCCGGGCGTGGAGTTGGCCTGGAACGTGCTGGCGGTGTGCCGGGGCACGTTGTGGCCGAGCGCGCGAAGCGCCCACACGATGAGACCCGAGCAGTCGACGCCGCCGGGAACGTCGACACCGCCCCACACGTAGGGGGTGCCGATAGCCAGGCGGGCCTGTCCGACCAGGTCGGACGCGACCATGTGCTCGGTCTTGCCCTTCACGTAGTCGGCGACCCCATCGACGATCTTCCCGGGGATGGCCTTGCCGGCCTCCCAGAAAGCGCCACCGAAGTTGCCGCCCCCGATGAGCTTGTCCACCGGGCCGCGCACGAGGTTCTCGACCGCACCGAGCGGGTCGGCGATGATGTCGGCCGCCTTGGACGCCTTGTCCGAGACCCAGTCCCATGCGGACTTCGCGCCGGACTTGATGGAGCCCCAGATACCGCCGTCGGCGAAGGCCCGGTGCGCTCCCACGTCCCCGCCGGGGATGGGCCGGCCACGGCGGGCCGCCC